CCGTGATCGCGAAGTCCGCGTCCTGGCTCATGTCCAGGTCGGGCATCGCGTCGAGCACCCGCTTGGAGTCCGCGCCTTCCGCTTCGGCTCCGAGGCCCATTGCCTCTTTGATGCTCTTGGCGACGATTCCGCCGATCTCGCTCTTGAGTGCGGTGATCTTCCCATCGATCATCGCCTCCACGCTGTCCTTGGACCGCTTGTCGTCCTCTTCCTTCTTTTTCTTCTTATCGTCGTCGTCCTCGTCGTCGTCTTTCTTCGGCGGAACGGCGTCGAGCTGCCTGGCGAACTCGGCCTCGGCGTCCTGGCAGCGAGCGTGGATGCCGTCGAGCATCTTCTCGGCCTGGGGCCACTTGGCGAGTACTTCCTCGGGGTGGAGGAAAGAATCGCGGACGGCGCTGACCAGGGCGGAGCGCGCATCGCACTCGGTGAAGGAGTTGACCTTCGACATCACCGTGCCCATGAGCGAATCCTTCTGCTCAGCCGTAGCGTCCTTCATCGCGGCCAAGGAGTCCTTGACCACCGCGGAGAACTTCTTGTCTTCGCCGGCTGCCGGCAACTTCAAGAGATTCGACAGAAAACCCATATTCTTTCCTCCTATCTTCTCGTCGATCCATCGCTCATTTATCGGCAACGCCGAGTCCTGTATCCGAACGTCTTTGCCTCCTCGTCCGGCCGCGGTGATCGCTACGTTGTTCACTGACTTAATCTTTGTCATTATAAGATCATAGCCCACCTCGTCGGGGTTGTCCACAAGCTCCGCTTCCGAGATGTAATCCGCGCTCGTCTCTCTATTACCCGCGACGTAGTACTCGTAGGCGTCCTTCGTGAAGAACGCGATGCGCCCTTGCAGCCCTATATTGATGCCGTCGGGCATCGGCACGACGGTGATCGGCCCGCCTATCATTGCCGAAGCGTGTTGGTGAAAATTGTCCGGGGTGATCTCTTCGTCGATATGCTCGGCGTTCGGAACGGGTACCATGTCGAAAAGCGAAGCGGCCTGGGCGATTACCGCCGCAGGCCTGAACTCTCGATAGCAATCCTTCACTACTTTCGGTTTGAAGCCTCGCGCCTCTACTTCCGAGCGAGAGTAAATGTAGATACCCGATCTCGCCACGATGGCGTCTTTTACTTCTATGCTCGGTCGCTTGTCCTTAACCCGATCTAGTACTTTCATTTGCCCACCTTTTTCCCTTGCATCCGAGCTAAGCCCTCTCTACGCGCCCCGGTACCCCTGGTTTTCTCATGCTGCCTCTGCTCGAGTGGAGTATACCCCTCGCTCTTCTTTTTAGGTAGAGAAGCAGAAGAAGACCCACCCCCTTGTCCAGGCATCGCGACGGGGGCGTCGATCTGCTTCTGCTTGAGTTGGGTGTCCAGGTCGTGATCTTCCTTCTCTCTCTCGTCGGCCTCTTCCTGGTGTTCCTTTATCTTCTTCAATACGTCGTCTGTCGGGGCGAGGTGGTCGTCGCCGTAGGGCAGTACGATGCTCAAAGCCGACTCGAGCTGCATGCCGGAGGCTACGAGATCAAATACGCCAGCGGCGAGCGCGCCCGCTATCGTGGATCTCGTCTCGGCGTTCTCTATCCTCGGCCCCATGATCTCGACTCGAGTGGAGGACAGCACCCGCATCACTTCGTCGCGGTCCTTGCCGAGCGCGTTGATGATCTCGAGCATCGCCAGGTTCTTCGCACGGTCCTGGATCTCGTGGTTGATGAACTTGATCCCTTCCCACTGGCGCTCGTTTATACCGTCGGTCTGGTCCCCGGAGCCGAACGCGCCGCGATCGGACGACCAAAGCTGCTCCTCCGGCAGCATCGACTTCGCGCCTACGTCCTGACGCACGATGCGCGTCAGCTCGGCGACGGCGGTGAAGTCGCGCTCGATGGCCTTCACGTCGCCGATCACGTCCATCGATATCGGATCTTCGTTCGACGCCTCGTGCATCGCGATGGTCGTCTCGCGATCTAGGTCGGTGAGGTCGGTGACGCCGTTCAAAGCGTTGGTGAGGTCTATATTGAAGGTACGCACCAGGATGGACATCTGTTTTATCATCGTGGGGATAGCGTAAGCCACGCTCTCGTAGTTGCACACCGCCTGGAACCAGCTCACGATATCCGAGGTTCCCCACCCCATCGTCATCAGCGCGCCCCAGTATCCGGCCTGCGGCAGCGGTACTATCCTCGCGCACCGCTGTCCGCTCACGTCGCTGCCTAGGTACGGTATAAAGTAGGTACGTGGATTCAAGAAATCTTCTGCCGTAGGGTTCCAGTTCGGTATCGTGATAGCGTTGTTGCGGTCCAGGCACACGTAGCGATCGATGCACCCTTTACCCACTATGCCGAGCTTCGCGAGCATGCCGACTCCCATCAGCAGCGATGCCGGCATTTCCTTCTTGAACATCGGGAACACGAGGCTTCCGCCGTAGGTGAGCCCGTCCCGGCATCCATCGGTCAAAGCTCGAGCGAGCCCGGTGCGCTCCGCCGACTCGTTCACCTTCTCCATATCCGATGACGGAATGAGCGGGTTGATGATCTTGATCCCGTTGTGCCTGATCGATTTTGATTTCTTATTTATGATGAGCGCCGGCAATCCGCCGCCCGCGTATATCGACGCGGCCTCGCCAGGATCTACCCACAGGTTGGGCATCATCATTCCGCCGAATTGCGGAGCGTTGTTCAGGTTGTAGCCTTGGCCTGAGAACATCGAGTCCATGACGCGTTTCGCGATGTCGCCGCCAGAACCTCGAAGGGCGTACTCCGCTATCGGCCTCGACGCCGCCGCCGCGCTATCCCGAACCTGCGCCATCGTAGTCAGCTTGTCGCCGGGGGCGAGGCCGCGCTCGATCATCTTCTTCTGCGTGTCGGTGATTATGTCGGTGATCTCTTCTTGCTTGGATATCGGCAGGCCCTTGAAACTCAAGCCGTTGCGCATGACGAGCGCGCCGTCCTTATTCCGGCACGTCGAGGTGCTCGAGCCCCGTATAATGTTCCATATAGCCTTGAAGTACGTCATGCGCTTAACAGTATGGCGTATAGCCTTATCTGTCAATCCTTTATCACTACATCGCCCATTCCGGTAAATCCGGTAAATCTACCGTCTGCCCGGCAAGCTCGTGGGTACAGTCGCCTAAGAATTGCAGCTTACCTTGGCGCAGGAACAAATGACATGTCCATAGTACCGCTCCAGGTAATCTTCCTGTTGTCGGGTCAGCCTCAGTTTTTCCTTTAGCTTTCGCTGTCTCATAGTCCCATTCTGGCGGCATCCTCCAAAATGGTCCACCCAACAAGCTAGGAGAAAACGTCGGGGAATCCTCATTACCATCGAACGTCCACCGAGCATCGAATTGGTGCAGCTCCTTGCATCCGGGGCAATAAAACACCCACCCGTCGGTAGATACGCTGTTCCACTTCTTTATCTTCATATGCTATCCCGTCTTCCCCAAAACGTAGTACCCATTCTGCATTTCCTCCACCGAGTCGTCCTCGATGAGGTCTAAACGGCGGTCGAGCACCAGGTGCTTGATGTCCGCCATCTCCCGCTTGTTGCAGGCGATGAAGAACGCGATCAAGCGCACCGAGTCGCAGTCGTGGATCGGGCTGTTCTTCCCCACGCCCTTCGGGATCAGGCCCCGGTCGTCCCGCTGTGCGAGCGACATTGCCTCGGCGGTATCCCGCGCTCCTCGAGCCACCATTAAGCGGCGAGTATACAGGAGCTTATTAACCAAGAATGCCGTGTCTTCGACGAGCGGGTTTCTCGACCTTAGCACAAGCGCAATCTTATTCCTGCGTAGCTCCCTTGTGAAATGCGTGATCTCCTCTTTCGCTGTCGTGTCGGGTATCCATAAGATCTTGTTGCGCGGAAAGTCGTAACGCACCACTTTCGGCGCTTGTCTGATATCAGGGAACTCGTATCGCTTGATGATGTACATGGTGTTATTTCGTAGGACTGCCACACATCCACGATGGTATCCCTGGTTGAAGTCCTGTCCCCAGTAGATAGTCTCCTCTGGCTTGACCCCGTGGTGCATGTCAACGTCGATGTAGTTGCGGTCCCAGTCCCAGTCCCCGAATACCTGCCCTCGAGATATGGCGAGGAACTTACCATCTAAGTATACCTCCTGCTCATGCGGAGAATAAATCTTATACAGTGAGTCCACGTAGTCCTGGCCTAAGTTCTTGACGTTATCTATCGTGCGCCCGCGAATAAGTACGAACCCTGTCCCCGTTTTCTTGAATTGCGTATACAGCCGATACAGCCCTCTCTGCCCCTGGCTCGTCGAGCCCATAGCCAGAAAAGGAGTTCGCAATCCTTCTATCTTCTGCCTGGTTCTCTCGTTGACGGCCTTCACCGCTTCGAAGGTAGTATCTTCTGCGGTGGAGAGTCCGAGGTCGTCTACCTCGTCGAGGAACGACGCCCACACGTCGTAGCCCATGATCTCCGCGGGATTCTGTAGCGGGGTGAGTAGCACTTCGACGTTCCCCACGCGCAATATGTTGTTCTTCGTGTCGTGGCTGAACGGCGTATTGGAGTTGCGAAGATCCTGCAAGATGTAGCTCAAAGTTGTTTTCGCGAGGTGCCCGAGGGTGACCCCTCCTAGAAGAATGCGTGGGTTGTGCCCCTCACCGTCTTTCTTTCCTTGGAGCATAAATATGGCGTGTTCGACCGCGCTCGCGATGGCCGAGGTCTTCCCTGATCCATAGCCTGCGACGAGCATGACGTATCTTCGAGTGGGGAATAGAAAAGGGGCTTGTATAAAAAGCCCTTGGTGCTTGAGTAGTTTTTTCCGGTTCATTACTCGTCGCCCACTTCTATAAGTTCCCCATCCACCATTTCAGTGTGGTACGACACGCTTTCTTTTATCTTACCCTTACGAGAGTTCGTTGCTCCGAGCGCCGCTTTTTGCTCCGGCGTACTTTCCGTGTCGAATGCTTCCGGGGCGCTAGAAGAGCCTTCCGATATCTCCACGGTGTCCAGTTCTTCGAACTCTTCTCGTGTGACCGCTATAAAGAAGATATTGAGAGCGTTCTGCTCCTGGTCTTCCGTAACTTCCTGATCGGAGAGTATGTCTCGTCGTTGCTGGAGTAGCTTTAGGCGCATATCCAGTTTCGCTTTATCGAATCTGGCCGGCCTGCTCACTTCAGTTTTAGGCATTTCTTTTTTGCCTTTGCCTTTTTTACCTTTGCTCTTATCTATTATAGCGCCGCGTATATCGTAGTCGTCATCATCGAGGGTTACGTCCGGGGCCTCGCTCGTTGTGGTTTCATCCACGGAGCCGAATGAATCGACATCCTCCATTAAGTCATTAACTTCAGATAGTTCGTCGATTGTCCTGCGTGCCTTGGCCTTACGGGTTTCCCGTTGGTACCTGTCGTTGGCCACAATGAGCACGCGCATTTTGCCGATTACGCCATTAGCATCCAAAGCCACCGAGTCGTTATAGACTATCTTGAAGCTTTCGACGCAGAGGTCAATCAATTTCTCGAAATCGTCTTTTTCTGTACACGCCATAGTTATCTATTGTAAATATGAAAGGTTAGACCGTCAACTATATAAAAGCCCCCACCGCAGGCGTGTACGGCAGGGGCAAGGACTTTTGCCATCGCTGAGCATCAGCGGTGACGGAAGACCGAAGGCAAGTACAATACTACCGATGTCCTACTACATCGTCAATAGCCACGAAGGGATATTATGCTATGAGCGAAATGTTATAACGAAGTAACTAAAAGAGGCTATAGAGGCCAACGTTGTAGTGTATAAAAAGTAGAAAATCGCGCGGCGAATCGGGTTCCACCTCGCTACAATAAATCTTCGGGTAAAAATCCAGCAGACGATTGTAATACTTTCCTAACATAACATAACATATCATTCCCAATATATACACAATATGCAACGTTATATATACATAATGGATACAAAAAAGCGCCGATAGTATCGGCGCTATATATCCTTTACTCTACTAGCCTATGCTGCGTATTGTCGTACTAGTACTACTAACTCGCGTGTCGTAATATCGTCGGCCTTCGGGAAATTGCTATGCAAATACTTCGCGCGTTGCAATAGCTTATTATCCGTTCCCATCATTATATCGTCAATGCTTAGCTTTGACGCTACTAAGTCACGTATTGCCTTGCGTGCCGTTACGGATAGTCGGCTCACATAGTCCGTTATATACGCGCCTATCGCGTTGTCTATATCTATTGCCTTCGCCTCGATTCCATCATACTCGAGCATATATTCCGGTTCGGTACTTGCGGCCTTAGCATCATATTCGACGTATAGTGAGCCGAGCACTTTTCCCATATTTTTAGTGTGCGGTTTCCTATCCTCGGCCTTGCTAATATCCTCGACTAATATGGCTTCGCCATTGACTATCCTCATATAGTCCGTTCCCGTCATCTTTTCTAATCGCTTCACATCCTTGGCCGTGCTATTGGCAAACCCCTTCACCGATAGCCCGCGGTCGGTGACTTGGCCGGCCTCGAATATTTCAAGTGCATCCGATATCGACCGTGCCGAACCGCGCCTAACAGCGCATTTTAGCGCACCTGTTATGTATATGCGACTAGCGTCATCTATTGATACGTTGCGCGCTTCCGCGATCGATTCGGCCTTGACCGCATGCGCTAATGACTCGGCGAACCATAGCAACGCGCATGCGCCGACTCTTTCCGCGAACCCTTCGATTCCCTTTGTTAATGCCTTGACTTCCATTTGTTCCTTCCTTTAGTGGATATCCACTATTAAAGAGTATATACCCTAGACGAATAAGAAACAATAATATATTCTATAAATCGACTTTTTTCCCGTAAATCGTTAGGCAAAAAGAAATTATTATATTCTGGTATAAACCTTGCATATATATATACCGTCTCGGGCAATTTTTTCAAAATGAAAATGGTCAATTGGAGATATTGGATATACACTATTACAATAAATGTAAAATAGTCGCGCTTCGATTCCTTCCCAACCTTTCCGCATTATTCTTTTCTGCCTATTTCCTTTCATAGTATACACATATTTTCCATATGTTATATCCTTATCACTAGCATATTGATATCACGATTGTATCGATTGACGCATGTCATTCTATAATATACACTCTCCATTGACCTTGACGGCCTTATCGCTTTCAAGCGCTATCCCTTCGATTCTGCCGATAAAATCCAATAGTTTCAATCAAATCTCTAAAATGTCAATTCAAGGGAAATCATTTTGAAAATCGTGCCCGAGCCGGTCTATATATAGGCAAGCTTTATATCAAAATATAATAATTCTATATAGTATAGTTAAATAGCAAAAAAAACGCGATTTATAAAATCTTTTATTGTTTTTATTTCACCTAATCTTTAATTCCCCGCCTATCGTATGAAAGCGAAAATCGGAGGAAATTATGCGATCAAGCGACAAAGCAGCTCAAGAATACCTGAAAGCGGAGCTTGACCATGCGTGCTACCGACTAGCGGACGCGTTAGCAATACTAGCGGACGATAGCAAAGGTCATTCGAAGGCCTTCATTGCGCCCAAGGGTCAAACGCTCTATATCGTAAATCGTTCCACTAAATAGAATTATTATATTCTGGCATAAATCGTGCGCATATAGAGATTCAATTTTCACCTATTCGAGCATTTCCCGCCTAATAAGCGAAGCCAAGAAAATCGGAGGCATCGAATGCAAGCGGCCACTATAAAGCGCGAAACGCGCTTCAAGTATCCGGGCGAGCGCGTGCCGATGGGCGAGTATATCGCCCGGATGAAGGAACGCGACGCGCGGCGCTACGCCGCCATGTCCGACGCCATGTCCGACGCCGACCGGGCGTTCCAGCGGAGCTATGAGCGGGCCATCGACCTGCTCTGCGATTCCGACTAAAGGGTATCTTCGTGCTGGAAAGTCTCAACTGCTAAGGAGGAAACGCGTATCTCTTCTTCACACTGGCGGCAGCTCACTTCCGCCTGTCACGACGAGGCCCACAATGGGCGAGGTAAATCGCCCCCAGGTAAGCGTAAGGAGCGCACTGGGGGCATCTTTATCGAAGGAGATAAGCCATGCAATTCGACGCGAGACTGAAAAGCTATTCGATACGAAATCGCCTTACCAAGGGCATGCTCATGGAGCTGGCCTACGGCAAGAACTGCTCAGGCATAGACTCGGCGCTGCCTCAAGGCTACGTCGATGCGCAGGGTTTGAGCTACGGCGCGGAAGACCCTAGGAAGGATCTTTTCTTCTATTGCGTCAATTACAACGAGGCACGAGCCTTTGGCAAGATCGAATACATTCCCGACGTGCTCGAGGCTGCAGGATACGCGCTATGAAGTACCACCTCATTCACTACTTCGACGTGTGGCGAGACGCGGACGGCTGGCAGGTCAATGACCTCTGCGAGGAAGCGATAATCTTCTTCTCTGCCTGTCCCGACAAGGCCGAGATCCTCGCAAAATTGAAGGAGATCGGCTTCTTGAAGAAATCCACGCGAATGGCATCATTACGCGAGACCAGCCAGGGAGACGCGGACTTCATCGACTTCGAAGACCGATTCGGCATGCCTATTTTCCGCCTCGAGCGTAACGACGCTACGGAAGACGAGGATTGCTATCACAAGGAGTACAACGGCATTCACATGCGCAAGGTATCGGACGAAAAGGAGTAGGACATGATACGGATATCGGTCAAGCGCTTGTGGGACACATTCGGCGATAAGCAGGAAAGATCGAAGCGGGATTTCTATATCGCCGCGAGGGCATTGAAGGACTACGCGTCGGCACGGTTTTTCTCTTTTCCCTGCGAGATACTCGTAAGGACCGATACATGGATCAGGCAGTGCTACCATGCCCCGTCCAGGCACGAAATCATCATGGATGCCCTCGACGATCTTATCGGAGGCTACGGTGTCGAGGGGCTAAACGACGCGGTAGAGTACGTGAACATGGGCGACCCGTATGTAAATACGGTCCTCTACGTCGCAGGCTCCTATCGCATAGGAAACTGGGGCGACATAGCCGAGAAGATGCCCTACGAGGAGGAATAGCCATGGCTAGGAAGATATCACAAGAATGCCGGTGTAATGCTGGCTTAACTTGCGGGCACTGCCTCAAGAATGCGCCGCCGGCAATCTTCACGCCCCGTAGTTCGCAGGAGATACTAGCCTCGCAGATACGGGAGATCGGATGCTGGGGCGACATAGCCGAGAAGATGCCCTACGAGGAGGAATAGCCATGGGGCAGGGACACTACGTCTTAATGAATCAGGACGGCATGTACTACAAGGAGACGCTTCGTAACGGCTACCGCGTGTACACTGACCGCGAGGATATGGCGCACGTCTTCACTGCCTATGTGAGCGTGTTCAACGCCCGGTTTCCAGGCGAGAGGGTTATAGGGGAATAATAAGTATTTTCACCTATTCCCTAATTTCCCGCCTATCAGGTGAAGGAGAAAATCATGCGAGAGCGCGACAGTATCCAATTCAAATTAGGGAACAAGGCCATCCGAGAGCGGTGTCACTCATGCGAGGTCATGTACATCAACGGCGTCCGGTGTCACGAGACAGGATGCCCCGACGCGTGGAAAGACACGATGATACCGTGCTTCGAGTGCGGCTGCGACTTTCTACCGACGGAAAATCCAGGCAGCCCGAGCACGCGGCGCTATGCCGTGTGCCCCGATTGCCGAGAAGGAGAGTAACGATGCGAAGGATAATTCGCCCCGGAAAAGTAGAGGACGGCAACCTCTATATCAAGATCAAGTACGAGGACAAGAAGGGTGAGGGCCACGAGGGTCAGAAATGCCTGTCCCTCATTGGCGTCGTCGGCCCTAAGTCCAACGGGGACGCCAGAGGCAGTTGCGGGCAGGTCACCGGAGAGCTACTGCGTATCAAAGAGTACGCGCCGTCCTGGGACGAGGGAATGGCGCGTAAGCTCTACGAGGTGTGGGAGTGCTGGCACCTGAACGACATGAACGCCTCGTGCGAGCACCAGGTAGGGCCGGCTTGGGACACCTCTCGCGAGATACGCTTCGTCGGCTACCAGAGCACCTACAAGGCTAAGAAGTTAAAGCTCCAGGCCCTCCAAGGCCCTCTACTTCCCGAGGCCTACGAAATCTTGGGCAAGGTGAATGAGTACCACGGCGAGAGCCTCAACGCCGAGGCTATACCCGAGGACGTGACGAGGCTCGAGGCGGAAGGGTTTCTCGAGCCGTGGCACTGGGAGCAACTCGAGAAAACAGAAGTAGCCGGGTGGGTCAGCGTCAAGAGGGGTGGACTTTTAGATAAGCCGTGCCCGACGTGCGGCTACAAATACGGCACCGGGTGGCTTTACCGCGCCGTGCCCGAGGACGTTATTTCCTTCCTCTTTTCTCTGCCCGAGACCGACACAACGCCCGCGTGGGTGTAAGGAGAGACGCATGGAAGCTTTGAAGACGCTCTATGCCCTGGATGACAAGGACGGCAATCGCAGAGAACTGCGAATCTACCTCGACCCCGATCCGCAAGATCCGCACGAGGACGATCACGATTACGTGAAGCTCGCCTTGTTTCACAATCGGTACACGCTGCCGAATGACTCGGGATTCCGAAGCGAGGACTATGCGAGCTGGGGCGAGATGTCGCAGGCGTTACCGGCTAAGTGGTACGCTACTGTCTGGATGATAGACCATTCGGGCATTTCCTTCCGCGTCGGTTCATCTTTCCACGAAGACCCTGGCGGCTGGGACTCGGGCATCGTCGGCTTCATCTATATGGAGCCTCAAGTCGCGGCAGAGAACGGTATCGATACGCACGAGAAGTTCCTCGAGGTCGCCAACTCGTACATGGAATGCTACAATGCCTACGTTACGGGGCAGGTGTACGGCTACCAGGAAATACTCTTGAAGCCCACCTTCTTCGCACACGGCGAGGCGACGGGAGAGTTCTACGAAGAGGAAATACATTCGTGCTGGGGATACTACTATGAGAAGGATATCCTCGCGGAGCACGAAGAGTACAAGGAAGCGCAAGGCTTCGTTCTCGTGCTCCCAGGCGATCCGTGCTGCTACGTCGAAAACTACGGCGCGGGAGAACGGTATACCTCGAGCCTCGAGAAGGCTCACTGCTGGACGAGAGCGAAGTACGCTGAAGCGCAAAAGACAAGCGAAGAGCGCGTCATAACATTCGAGGAAGCAAGGAGGATGATAAAGTGAAAATAGGTAAGGCTACGTTCGACTGCGCCATTATACGCCTCGAGTTCGAAAGCCTATCCCAGGCGAAGAGCTTAGCCGGTCAAGGCGATTGCGACGGCGTGGTCACCGAAGCCTTACGAGACAACCCGAAACTATTCGAGGACATACCCGATGCCATCTTGAAAACACGCCTCGAGGACTTCGGCGCGTGGGACGAGGACGAGCTGTCGAGTAGGGAAGAAAACGAGAAACGAGCCCTCTGGATACTCGCGGGCAACGCGGTAGACGCAGGGTGTAAGGACGCCTGGCTGTAGGCTATGCGTCTTGACGGCATAAAGAGGTGAGTGTACGCTCTATAATACAAGGTTACCCGATTTCCTTAAATCGAGGAAAGGAAGGCAAAATGAAGAGATTCTTCGTATTCGCTCTGATCCTGGCTATGCTGGCCGTAGCCATGCCGGCTCTCGCCGCGGGAGGGGACATCGGGCCTCCGGCGCGCACCCTCGCCAACACGATAGAGAATACCGGAACCTACGTTACTCCTTCGCCGGCCATCATCCAGGCTGCAGCTCCGATCAACGTCGAAAAGTTCACCCTCGCAACCCTCAAGACCGCCGCCGCGCTATCAATCATCATAGCCTTAGCTGTCGCCTTGAGGGCACTACTCTACTATAGACAGAACGGCATCGAGCCTACGCTGGCCGGCCCTAGACAGAACCGCATGTGCCGCGAGCAGAACCTCGCCCGCGACCAGAGTAGCTAGGTCACCAACAAGGAAACGTTCTTGCGGCCCGCCTATCCGGTAAGACCCGATAGGCGGGCCGCTTCATATGAGTATATTTAAAGCGCTCGCCTGGTAGATGCGTCGAGTCCCTCACCCTCGAGCTGCATTCCCCTATTTCAGGCGAGCGCTTCAAATATACTCCATACAATTTTTCACCTATTCTTATGTTTCCCGCCTATTAGGCGAAGGAGAAAAATCAAATGACGCGAGAGCGCAGGTTACTTAAAGCAATCGAAGGGACGTTTGATGAGTTACTCGGCTCCGGCGACCTCGATAAGGCGTATGGCTACGCGGAGCCTGGCTATAAGCTGACGCGCAAGCAGAAGTCTATACTCTTCGCCAACTGGAACGAGGATCGCGAGCACAACTATGTTACCTCGCGAATACGGACACTTATTCTGCCCTCCTTCCCCAACATCGAAGAGAAGGAAATCCTCGACTGCATCGAGCGCCACTACGCGATCGAGTGGTCCGACGAGTGGACAACGTGCGACGACTGTAATGAGGCCGTGAGGACAGAAGGCGACTGCTACAGTTGGAAGACAAGCTACGTGATACAAAACGAGTGCGAGCTGTACTGCCTAGCGTGCGCGGACTTCGAAGCTGTCTTGCCCGAGTATATCAACAACCCCGAGAAGGCGTGGCTATACGACGCGAAATATCTCGATGAGGCAGGTTTCACGCCGCTAGGTAACGAAGACTTTCACGGCGGCATACGAGAATATTCGGAAGATCCTCGCGCTATATACGAGCGCCTGAAAAACCCCGGAATAGATCTCGTGTTCTTCATCGACGGCGTAGAGCAATTCGGCGTAGAGGTGAAGGTGTTCACCAGAAGCACGCCGATACAGGAGTAAAGCATGCGAAAGCAATTCCAGAACGTAGACTGCCACCGCGGCGCTCCGATGGGAAGATCTGATTACGGCAATATCCTCGAGTGCGCGGATTCTTCGGTCAGCCTTTTCAAGGTCAACTTCGTCGATGGAGACTACGACGACGGCGGCGCGTACTGGAGTGGCGGCTACGGCTGCAAACCTCTCTGGTGCGCTCGGAACGACAAGAACGCCGATCCCGACTACCGCGCCTTCGCGAGGGCCTCCACGCGAGCCGAGGCCGCGAAGGAATTAAGCATACCCAAGGCCAAGCTCATCACAAAGAAGGGGGACGGCATATGAAAGAGCAATCAATCAAGCACTTCGTGCAAGACCGCATCTTCCAAGCTCGCGACGAGGAAAACCCCGGAGCCGAGATGTACTTAAATCAGATCATGCACGCCTTAAACCACCTGCGCGACGATCGCATAGCGGGCTACGACGACAGGATCTACATCATTCGGCGGTGCAACGCGAAAATCAAGAATCAGAGAAAAGAATTGCGCCGCCTGTACAAGACGCTCGAGACATGCGGCGGATTCCCGCGCAGGGCTAAGGAGGACACACAATATGCCTAAAGAAAACAGCTACATCGTCGTCCCCAGGATGGAGTACAACAAATACTCCCGCACTTGGGAGGCGATTCTTTTTCTGCCTCCTCCCGAACCGAACTGGGGTGAGATAGATATCTACGTCCATGTCGGGCAGCACTCTAGCGTCGATAGGCTGTTCTTTTACTCGGGCACGCGGCCTCCGCAGTCAGTCAAGGAGTGGAAAGAAGCGCTAGACCTCATCGAGGAAGAGCGTACTATGGGGCCGGAAGAGGACTGGCTGAAAGCCGACATCCGGCAGAAGATCGGGAGGTGAACATGCAATACGTCATCATTCGCGTCACCGATCGTGCTTACGTCGCCCCGCATGGTTCGGGGCACTCATATGTTCGGAACCTGCAAGATGCGGCTGTCTTCAATTTGCAGGAGGCTGCACAGAAGGAAGCGTGCCCCGAGAATGAAATCGTAATTCCGAGGTAGGAGGGAATAGATGAACTGGCTTCGCGGCGTCGGCGATCAGGCGGGCGATCTTCGCGATCATGGCGAAATACGGCCTCAGCGAAGCGCAGAAGGCCGCTTTCAGGAAAAGGTGCGCCGAGAGGCATCCGGGCGCAGAGGCGGTACAGCCTGACGGCAATCAAGAAGGGGGTGTGTGATGTTAGAGGTGCTTCAATACGTTCTCGGATCTTTCTGGAGGTTTCTCGCGGTGATGTTCCTTCTGGGTATACTGTTCACCTATCCGATACGGATTCTAGGAATGGTGATATTCAGGCTGATTCGCTCGAGCACGATCAAGAAAGCAGGATGGCCGCCGACCCATATCGATGCCGATGGGGATTTCAAGAAAGAGGTTAAGAAATGAGCGAAGCGTACATTCCGACGATAACCAATCTGGACGACGTTGAAAAATCTGGCATATACCGATTCGACATCGAGCCGAATGTGTTGCCTGTAACGACAGGTTGCATGATCAACATGATAAGGCCCCTGGACCTTAGCCGCATCAAACAGGAGCAGGCAGTGTTCGACAATAAATCTGCAACCCTTGTGGTGCATCGCAAGCGCATATGGGAGGCCGACGGGACGAAATCGGAATGGGAGGACATACCTCAAAAGCTTTTTCACGATCCCGACGCATTCACGCTAAAGCAAGAAGAGCAGATACGGAAGATCGTGCGAGAGGAGATATTGCGCGTCCCGAGCGATCCTGCGCCGAATCCGATCCATTCTACCGGGAGGGGAATATGAGCGATAGTGCGAAGTCCGCGATGGAGCTGGCGGAAGCGGTGACGGATTTATGCGTAGTAGACGATCGAGGGGCTATTTACTACGACACCGCCGAAGCCGCCGCCCTCATCCAGTCCAGCTTCGAGGCGTGGGAGCGCGAAAGGAAAAAACCTGTCCTTTCCGATGACGCCGAGTGCCGCGTAGTGATACGCCAGATAAATGCGCTCACCGGGATAGAGGACAAGGTTACGTTCCTGCAATCATTTCTCGCCTACCGCCAGAGTGCGAGCGAGCCGAGCGGGGAGACGGGAGGGGGGATAAAACGAAAGCGCGAGAATTGATTTTTAATAGCTGTGACATAAAAGATATACGCAGTTTCATTGAGACAAATCATTATTCTCATAGTATAAACGGTGTAAAAATCTCCGCTTCTTTCTGTGCAATATATGATGGCAACATTGTAGGAGGCATGGTAT